ATAACACTTGAAACGATGTTTTGTACCACTATTAAATTTTTGCTGATATTATAGCCTGTTCTCTTTGATCTTCTGTAAATGACCAAATGGATAATAAAGCATCATAAGATGCCCACCTTGTTGCCTCACATATAAACTCATATTTCCCATGAAGGGATTCTTTTATGCAAAATTTTACATTTTCATCTGATACGTTTCCGTCATCAAATACAATATGAGCATATCCACCTGCTCCCCCGTCTTCTGTCTTATACAATTTTTGAATTAAATTAACAGCGTTTTTCATTTCTTTTTTCATAGTGTTTTTATTTATTGTACCACATACTTTCCTGTGGAACTCAATTTATACATAACCGCATATCTTAACGCATCAATTAAATGGTTGTAGTCATCTACTGGTATCTCTGCCTTTTTATCATGCCACGCATAGTTATTTAACTCCTTTGCTAAGTTGATGCTATCAGGGTCAACTATAATCTTATAGTCTTGTATTATTTTAATCCCTGCTATTATTGACCCTGCCCTTTTCTTGGTTGGTACTATGTGAAACCCCGCGCTTTTAATCTCACTTATAAGGCGTGGTTCTGCGCTGTCCGCTACTATTAACTCTCGTTTAATATGTGCTGCTAGGTGGCTTGTAAGTTGCCCTGTGGACAATCCATTTACATACAACAACTCTTGTGCATATATTATTTTACGCTTTTTATCTATTGCTATTTTAACGAGCGCATCAGGATCAACACTAAATCCAAAATCTAATCCGAATAAATATATTTGGCTGTCATCAAACTTTCCTGTTTCCCAATTCTCAAATATTACACCATCAGGCTTTTCAACCCAACCCCCTAATATTCTATGCTGGTATTTCTTTGGGTTTGATATCTTCAGCCCCTCCGCCTTCATTATAAACTTATCGGATAGGTTTTCGATGTTATCCCTGTAATCTGTATGAATATAAAGTGTATTGTTTTTAATACCATTCCATCCCTCATTTACTCCTGCTGATTCAAAGAACCTTTTATAAATCCAATGCGTTTTTGATGCAGGGTTTAGTATTAATATTACTCTATTCTTTACGCCCTTTTGTCTTACTGATTCATCTATCTTATCAAAGTTATCTTCGCTGCTTTCTTCTTCTGCTTCTTCATATACCCAAGTACTCAGGCCCACAATAGATTTAAGTGCTGCTGTCTGTATTCCTGCGCTCGTTTTAATACCTCTGAATAGAATATTACTTCCTGACTTTTTATTTATTATATCAGTCTTTGTAATATCAAAATGTTGGAGGTGATTTTCAATCTCAATCTTCTCTTGGAACTCTGGAATAATTGAAAGGTGAGCCGATGTTAATGTGTAACGTGTGAATAATATAGTATGCCCTGCGTGGAATGATAAGTTTTCTATGAAGTCACCAACGGCAAAACTTTTACCGCTGCCTCTGCCTCCTGTTACAATTGCATAGTCATAGTTATTATCCCAAAGTGGTTTATATTTATGCTTAATCTTTACACCCATTCTTTTGGCTCAATTGATACTGTGCCGTTATGTTCTATTTCCTGCCTTTCAATATAACCCCGTTGCTTGCCCTTAGTCTTTAAATAGAATATAGTTGCACTTGGTACACCGTCATCAATTAGCTTGTGTAGTTTGCTTTCTGCGAAGTCTAGGGCTACATCTCCAATATCATCTACACGCTTTTTAAATTGTGGGTCTTTCATCCATTCATAAAAAGTGTATCTGCTAATCCCTGCCTGTTTACAAGCTGATGTTACTATCCCTAATGATTTGGTCAATGCCTCTATTACTGCATCCTCTTTTATATGTTTGGTTTTGTTAGTCATAATGTCGTTGTTTTATCGTTGTAACTAAGTTTTTAGTTGCCTCCGTTTTCTTATTTCCCCTCTTAATATATCCGTAATTATTAGCCTTAAAAGCCTTACCGCCAATGGAACAATATGTAGCTCGTAAAATTCGCGCGGCCTTATACTGGGAATTGGGATTGCTTCCTGCTCGCAAATATGGCCAGCGTCAAACCTATCATTTGCCCAGAACCATGTCCCCCCTGTGTAGCTATCCCCGTTTTTATATGCGTCTTTAATCGCATTTTTTCCCTTATATATTGGTAGTATTGACGGGTGGAATACCAGCACCCCATACCCTAAAGCCGCAATATGCTCGGGCGGTATTTTCTTTTCGTATAGCGGTGCTATTGCAAAGTCTGAGCCCGCCCCCCCCACAGTTTCAATATTAAACTCGTGTAATACCCTCTCGCATTGTATGGCAATATCGCTTTGCCCCTTTTCGTATATGTAACAATTCATCTTTCCCCTATATATTTAAACCCCTGAACCGCCCTAAAATGACCGCCCATGAATTTTTTTCCTTTTTTATTTAATTCGATTTGTGTTGAATGCCCCCCCGAAAATCTTGATTTATTTCCAAATAATTGCTGACTTTTTAATACCCACTTTTTTGAGTAATTTAAAAACCCTATTAATTGGGGGTGCGACGTGTGAAAAAATGTCGGAAGTATTCTATTGCGTCTACCGTTCCCCTCCTTATGGTATTGGCAAATCCACTCCAAAAATTTGGTTCCAACGCCAGCCCCTTGCCATTCAGGCATAACGACCAACCTTGTTGCCCTGTACCCATTAGATTGAAAAAATGGGGCAACTGCGAGGTGGCAAACCAGCTCACCATCGACGGTTCCAATAAAATATTCGGCGGCAATCGGCATAGGTAAATCTAAATAGTAATGCTCTTTAAAATGCTTCCAGTAAGATGAGTCGACCTTCCTAATTTCGAGCTCAAACTTTGGTCTTTGTCCGAACTCCCCCCTTTTTTTAACTCGCCCGTTCCCGTATCAAATACCCAGTCGGGTTGTAGCCACTCGATAATATCGTAGTGGCACGCCAACAGAACGACCTTTTTACCTTTGTTTCTTCTCCACCCCTTACCGAATGCCATCGCTCCTATTTTGGCAATTTGCCTATCAACCACCGAGGTGAACTCATCAATTATTATTTCATCGTCCCCGTCCGATATGGCTCTTGCGAGACCCGCCCTAAACTGCTGCCCGTTGCTTAGGTCCTTAAACGGCCTTAGCCAACTCGGCACATCACCCAGCCCCACATTTGCGAGGCTACCCGTTACCGAATCAAAGTCGCCGCCAGAATTAATATCCTCAACTATCGGCTTCGTATTATCCCAACCAGCGTACAAGTCAACTATTTTTCCGCCTCCGAATAGTTCCCTACCGATTGACGTTTTTCCGCTGCCGCTGGGGCCAACTATTAGCCCTATTTGCCACTCCATACCCTCAATCGGTATATTTGCGTCAAGGCTGAACTCGTTACCCCTCTCGGCGTTAAATAGGCTTTTTACTCTAGCCGCCCTGTAGCCGTTATGGTCTTTTGTTTTATTGCGAACTTTTACTATCATGTTACTACGACTTTACATTCATACCCCTGATTATTAAGCTCATTATATATATGCTCTTGCGCCGCTGCGTCCTTACACATTACTATTACCCCAAACTGGTCGGCGGATTGTATCCCCTCATCGGTGAACGGGTCGGGTGTTTCTTCTTCCCATTCCAATTCCAACCCCCACTCTTCCAAATCTTGTTTATCCCACTCGCTGAGTAGTTCCATATCCCACGATCCAGAATTGGCATTGAGCCTAATATTCAACTCCTTTTCATCTTCGGGTGACAAATCTACAATAACGCAATCAACATCTTTAATGCCTAACTTTTTTAATTCCCTTATACGAAAGTGACCGCCTACAATATACCCTGTTTGCTTGTTGAATATAATAGGCTCAACAACTCCAAACTTTTCAAGTGAGGCTTTTAGATTTGCCTCCTGAGTTACATCCGATTTTCTAGGGTTGTATGGTGCAGGGTTTAACTCTGAAATTTTACGCTTTTCTATTATCATGTTATTTTCTTGTTATAAGCCTTATTCAAATTACCAATCCTTTCAATCCATTTATCTTTTTCAATGCAGCAAGTTATTTTACCGATTACTTTAGGCACTCCAAATTCTTGCTTATGCAGTTTGAAACATAGTTGTAAATCTTGCTTCCTTACATTTTGCCCTACTATTAAATCATTAAATAGTCGGGTTCGTGTTTCTTTCCATTGCTTTTTGTTATGTGCATTCATAGAATATATCTTTTAATTGTTCGCGTATTTGCCTCACCCCATAATATAAAGTCATAACTGATATGTTAGTGCGCCTTGATAACTCTCTAAGCGATATGCTATCCTCCATATAAGCTGTATATAATTTTCTACTAAAACCATCCATTGTTTTTAATCGCTCCTGCACTTCTGTTATGTGCATTGTTTGTTGGTGATCCACTAACTCACCCACCCATATTTCCCTATCTGCTGTCCGTTTGTTGCTCCTGTGCTTATTGTAAACTATGCCGCGTAAGGCATTAAAGATGTAAACCATGTTAACACTACCTTTGTACTCTAATCGGTTAATGTTGCCCTCCCTAGACTGTATTGCAAGCAGTTTAATGAATAAGTCTTGAACGCTATCTTCAGCATCCTGTAAAGTTGCCCCATGGTATTTTGCCATGTCTACAAATTTAGGGTACATATGCGTAATGTCTTTTACTTCCACACCGCTAAACTAATTATAATTATTATACATCAGCCATATAGTCATCAATTATTTTTGTAGCTTGGTTAAAACTCCAAACAAATTTAGCATAGTAACCTAACCCCATAAGCCTATTAATCATATTAGACTGCTCCTGCAAATGTTCATTACTAAATAAATCACCATCTTTTTTATAGGGTCTTTTTGTTTTCACCTCTAAAAATAGACCGTGATAATATTCGCTTGGCTTGAAGATAATGATGTCAGGTATGCCATTACTGCTCCTTAACTGTTTCAATCTTTTAGCCTCACCAATAGAAACTCTCAATCCAGAGCCGTCCGTTATAAAAATAACTTTTGGATATTGAAGTTTGATATATTTACATATTGTTTTGTGTAGTATTTTTTCTGTTAACATCTTAGTATGGATTATTTAACATAAACTCTAAATGTATATCTTTTAAATGCTGTCGGTCTAAGATTTCATTGTGAGCGTCACAATGCACATCATAACTAACTGCCATCAAATTCTCAATGTCATCTGTTTTGTTTGCTCCAAAAAATACGTGATGTATATTTTCGGCTTTTATTGCCACCCGTTTCACAATCCACGAGTACTCACAATAAAGGAAGTCTGCTGTGGTTAGGTTGTAGTGGTCTAAATACTTTTGTTTATAGTTCATATTACATAAATGAAATTATTTCTTTGTCTAATTCTGAATTTCCTAATCCTAATTGTTTTGCTATTACATCTAAAACCTTACTATATACCTCTGCAAATTTGTTGTTATCCATGCTTGAGTAACTTAGTGAATCAGCAAAATATGCTACGCCTTTATCTGTAATCTCTGTTGTGTAAAATCCTGCTTTCATAACCATAATTTTACGGTAATTATCGAAGCTGTTAATGTCTTCCTGGTTCTCAAATCCTAAGTTAAATAGTGCCATCGCCTTTTTATGAAATTCATAATTACGAGGTTGTGTTACATCAAAGTTCAAAGGTATGTTTTTTTTTAATCTCTTCATAACATCATAGTCAGAATTATACAACGGACTAATTTTATTTTGATAATCTAATTGTGCTGTGAATTTCATAGCTAATTATATTTTATGTGTAAATCAAAATTTCCATTCCTGTATAAATGATATGAGCCTGTTAACCCCACTCTATCAAATCTCAGCATTTTGTTTCCTTTTACGTTTAAAAATTCTGGATAGCCTTTGAATAATTTATGTTTATGATTTAAAAAGAATTGAATAAAAGCATCTGTCATTATGTATGTAAGTATATTACCCTCTACTGTACAGTCTTTTAAATCTATTTCCATTACCCAAATCATTGTCTTTTAGTTAGTTGTGATTTTATGCGTTTTATTGAGTTGTTACAGTTAATATTTTTAAATTGCCACCGCACTTTGGTTTTTGCAAAACCATTAAAATAATTCAGCTTGTACATAATTTATTTCTTCTTCTGTTTCATTGCGTTCTAAATCGTTAACCCCACATAGTCCATTACATTCAAACAAGGGTAGTGGCTCTCTGCCTTTTATCATTGATATATCTTTAATTTTTGGATAGTCTTTATGCGGTTTCAAAAATACTAATCCACCATTCTTGCTTTGGTCTTTGAGCATTGTTACTGGCTTATTTTTTACATCTGTAAGTTCATGTTCCATTGCTGCCATTGTGTTAAATTTATCAGGGTATTCACGTTGAATTTTCTGCCAATAACCGATGCCTCCTTGTGTACATCCTGTTTTAAAGCAGTTGTTATTTAAGTATCCTAATTGATATGTACGTGGCACTTCTATTCCTGCATCCTGTACTATTTTAATACATTCTTTTTTTGAATATCCAAACATTAATAAAGGAAATATCGGGTTTGTTTCGCTGTGGTTAAGTTTAAGGCTAATTGCTCTTTTTGCTTCTACTAATTCAAAACCAAATATTTGATATTTCCATTTATTAATTTTCTGCCATTGTTGCCTTACAAGTCTTTTTAGTTCGCTGCTACATACAGCACCATTAGCGTTGTTTAATGCTTTATATCTTCTCCATACAGCTTGGATACTTTCATGTTTAGTACTTGTAATAGTTTCTATTTCCTTTCCATACCATTTCTCACAATCATTCTTAAATCTGTATGTATCTTCATCCTCATTTCTAGTGTCAATAAACACTAATCTAACATTCTTAATTCCATACAAATTAATAGCTATTTTACAAGCAACTGCACTTGTTATCCCTCCACTCCACCAACCTATTATATTATTCATATTTTTTCTTTAACTGTTTATTAATTTGCACCTATTAAAATTTAAAAAAACTACCTGTAACATCACCTATAAGCCATAATTTTGAAAGTAAAATTACAGGCTCATAGCTGTAAGCGTTAGCAATAACAGTGTGGGCAAAATTCACCATCACTAGTCATTATTACCATATCACCACAATTTGTACATTCGACTTTCTTACCACAACTGCAATTGCTAACATCACCTATAATTAATTGCTTAGTGTCGGGGTGGTTATTGGCTTCTGTGGGTTGTTGTCGTTCGCATTCATTCCATACTTTTAATAAAGCCTGTTGAACACTTACACTATTGGGATAAGCTGTTTGACCTTGTATTTCTTTAATTCTTTCTGCGTTCATAATTCTATTTTTTAGTCATTTCAAATTGGTAAAGTAACACACTAAAGGTTTTAACAAACTTTTCATTATTACTCAATTCATATTCTCCCATAGTATCTAATATACCATGCACAACCTCATGGTAAAGTATTTGTTCTGCAAATAGGTTGTTATCCGTATTTTGGTCTAATGTTATTAATTGTTTATCAGCTTCGCAATAACCATTACACTTTAACTTATCTAATCTTTTACGGTTTACTATAATGTCCCATTTAAGTGCACCTAAATAAAACTCTTTGATTAATCTATTCATATCTTTTTCCTTTAACTATTCTAAATAAATATAAGTAATGTGAGTGGCTGGAATCGAACCAGCATTGAGATTAAACCTTGGCATCTATTGTAACCTCCATTTTTGGCTGCGTTTACCACTTTCGCCACACCCACATACTCATATTTAAATCTTGTGTGTAATACTACCATGAGTTTAAATTTCTAAGGTAGTTTTTGTTTTTATGTAACGCATCACTACAAGCACTTTCAATATCTTCATCCTCAATTGTAAATGCTTTATAAGTTCCATACACCGCACCATATGTAGCATACTGTAATATTCCTTTATTATCTTCGCAATACTGCTCAACTTCTTCTGCTTTATCTCCAAAAAGATAGGGGGTAAAATTACTTCTACCTACTTGTCCGTATTTGTCAGTAGTGGTAGTTTTGTGCATTTCAACTAAGGTGTTTTTAATAAATTGTTTCATTTTAATTAAGTTTAATTGTCTTGTTTTTGCATTATATATTATACCCTGTTTGCTGTTGACAATCTGAATTTGCACAATCTATATTAACCTCTTTAATCACTTCATTAACGGCTATTATTGCGCATTGTTTGGCTATTTGATTAACAGATAATGGTCTACATTCATATTCAATCCTACAATCAAATTTAAACTTATCAACTAACTCTTGTGCTTTTACTTTAGGTGTCATAGTTTCTATTGTTTTAAATTAATCCCTCCTGTTTCATTTGTTCAATCTTATCTGCATCTTTTTGTAATAATTCAATACAATCTTTTATTTCTTTTCTTAATATCAATGCTCTTTCAGTGTGAAATTTTATCAATGTATTGTTCAAAAATCCATATCCATATTCTGTTTGCTTAACCTTTTTAATTATGTTAGGTATTTTTGCAATCTCTGCCATGTTGTAGGCAATAACGTCTTTAAAATTCATCAGAAAATTTTGTTAAATGTTTATGAAATGTTGTATGAAATACTCCTGTGCCACTATTCCTACCTTTAGCAACTATTATTTCTGCTCTACCTGCCGTTGGGCTATTATCAAAATCAAAATATTCTATGTTGTACATTTCAGGACGCCATATAAATATAACTATGTCTGCTGCCTCTTCAATTTGTCCTGAATCTCTTAATCGTGATAATCTTGGAAAAGGGTTTTGTTTGTCCCTGCTAAGCTGCGAAAGTAGTATAATGGGTATATCTATCTCTTTGGCTAAATTCTTCAGCCTACGGGTTATTTTAGCTGTCTGTTGCTCCTTGCTTCCTCTATCCTCTGTTGCGATTAATTGCAAGTAATCTATTACAACCATCTTAATATTTTTAGTGGCGTGAAACACTCTAATACTTGCTATTATTTTA